ATGACGCAAAGTAGTTTTAGTCGCACCAGTGTTATTTTTAATATCACTTCTGAAATCTTCGTATATTACTCTTCGTGCCGCCGACTTAGGTATAATATCATATGCAGTAGTAGCGTATACATCAATTGATTCATTTTCGCTAGATCCTATATTAGTATATGACAATCCATTTTCATGCAGTCCGTGATTTGGATCTGCAAAAGTAGAATTGTTATTTGATCCCATAGTACCCCATTCTTCATCTGAGTTGGTAAAGAATGCTCTATATACAGACACTTTAGCTGAGGCGCCAAATCCAGTAACTGATGATATAAATCTAGACACTAGAGAATCTGCGTCCCAATTATTAGTACCTAAATATGGATTGCCATAATCGTAATAAGAAGTTTGCCCTGCTGGTCTTGTATTAGACCATCTGCGAATTGTAGTAGATCCAATACCGTATACTGAATCTGGTCCATTAGGTCCTGATAGCGTTACTATAGGCAATCCAATTCCAGCTAAGGCATTTTGAGCTTTAATAGCTACTGCTGAATTAACTAAAGCAGCTGCGTTAGACGCTGCGCCACCTGCTAAAAATCCGCCAATAGCAGAATTTGCAACTCCACTTAAAAATGATGATAGTCCGCTAAGACCTTTAAATAATCCGGTAGTAAGTTTATTTGCTATTGTAGATTGTAAAAATAATTCTTTTTTAAGAGTTACTAATCTATTACCTCCAATAATATTTTTTGACTTAACTACATTTTCATAATTAAAAGCGTCTGTTCCTACAGTTAACAATCCGTGTCTAGGAGTTCGAATACCAAATGGAGCTGTTGCAACATTTGCTAAATCAACTAATGGATTATATACTCTGGTAGAAATTCTATTTTCTGTTTTAGGATTAGATAATTGAAGTCCTACTTGTTTAGCTACCCATAAAAGACCTTTAGGAGAAGCTATCCATTGAGCAATTCTTCCAGCGTCTACTCCAGCTCTTTCAGCTGCTACTGTAGCACCGCCTCTAATCAATCCATCATCTATTACTCCGCCTATACCCCATCTTTGTGGTTCTTTTTTATCTTTTCTTTGAATACCTCGTAATACTAACGGTGATGTAATCCAGAAAGGATTAAATGAATCATCTTGTAAATTAAATTTACCGTATTGAAGTTCTAATGCCGAAGGTGAATTAGTTTCTGTAGATTTAACATACAATAAAGATTTGTCTGATTGATTTCTTACAGATTTAACTGCATCTCCATATTTGTTTCCTTGGCTATATCCTAATGAAGTAAATGGTTTTGATTTAAGTATTTCTTTATCTGTATATAAAAAGGTCGACCTGCTATTAACTTGCGTTTCTAAAGTAGCTGTCGGAGTATTGTATTTACTATTAGCAGTAGGTACATTAAATAATCTGTTACCTCTTACTAAACTAGGGTATGTGTATTTATCTCCTGATACTCCTACAAATTTAGAATCGTTAGGATTGTTAAAATATAAACTGAATCCTTTAGCTCCTGTAAAGTTATCATCAAAGTAATTAACCGGTTTTAATAGCGAACTGAAATTAGGCATTTTAAATTCAGTAACACTTTGTTTCAATGTAAATCCTTTTACTGGAACTGTTAAAGAACTTTGTAAACTAGATAATGCGTAAATATTTTTTTGATAATCTACTTTTGCATTAGGAGGTGTTTGATATATTGTAGGTACTGTTTGATTATGAACTCCAAAATTGGTAACACCTATATTAGAAGTATGTTGAAATACCCCTAATGGATTTACGCCTATATTAGAAGTATGTTGAAATACTCCTATAGGGTTTACTCCTATATTAGATGCAAAGCTTTGAACTCCAAATGGATTTACATTAATGTTAGATGTAAAGTTTTGAACTCCAAAAGGATTTACGCCTATATTAGAACTAAACTCTTGAACTCCAAACGGATTAATGCTGATATTAGATTTAAAATCTTGAACACCAAACGGATTTACATTAATGTTAGAACTAAACTCTTGAACTTTAGTAGGTATTATTTTTATAGTAGATTTAAAATTTGGAGCTTTTAGCTTTGTATTTATTGTGGCAGTCGTAAACTTAATAGAGTCGCTTATATTACTCTGTAATGTCGGAGTAATAAAAGTTATTGGTTTTATGTTATCTTGTAGTATTGGGGTAGTAAACTGAACTGCCGGCATATTTTTATTTACTTCAGGACTGCTAAATGCAATATTTGCAGTAGGAGTATCTAATTTAATACTGTTAGTTTGATTACTTAAATCTTTTACCTGAGTTGGTTTAATTGCAATGTTAGAACTTTCATTTTTCAATCCTGACACTTGACTTACTTTAATTGTAGAACCTGCGTCAGTTATTGGAGTTTTATTTACATTATCTGCAATGGTAACTGACGGTTGAGTAGTTACTGGAGAAGATTTAGTAATTTCTACCGGAGATGTTTTATCTATTGTTTTTAATTTTTGATTTATTTGCACTGTAGGTTGTACAGTTACTTCACTAGGGTTAGCTATAACACCTAAAGGAGATGATTTAGCATCTAAGTCCATTTGATGAGTTTTAGCCACAGTAATTTCTGGCCCTTGCTGAGCAACGGCTATATTTTTAACTGGTTTCCAATTAGCTAAATTTGACTTTAAATCTACTAAACTCATTTAATTATATTTTAAAAACCGTGAGTGGCTCCGTAACTATTGCTTATTCTTCCTCCGTAATTTTTTCTTAAAGATTGCATATTACCAATCTCTCTGTCAATACCATTTAAATTCAATTTAACTGGCTGATCTACTGCTCCTAATAAAGACTCTAATAATTTATTTTGTGCTTTAAGTAAAGATATTGTTTCTGAAGACTCTTTAGTACTAGATGAAGTAGTAACTGAATCGCTTGTCATTGTATTAACTCTGGTAGGTTTAATTTCATTAGTAGTCACTAACACATTGTCATTTCTATTTGGATAATAAAATTCTCCATCTTTACCCATGATAACTTGAGCGCTACCAGCACTAAAATAAGCGTCGTCGACTTTTTGACCTTTTGATTCAGAATTTTTTTGTTCTAGCTCTGCAGCATAATCTCTTGCCGCTTCTGCTTCTAATTGTTTTTTAGCTCTTTCTTGCCTTTTTATAGATGATTCAAACCAAGTTGTAATTGGATGCGCAATCATATTAACTACCTGCTGCATGAATATATTAGAGCCGCTTGTGTTTTCTTTTATAGCAGCTTCTAATCCTTTTTTCTGATCCTCAGTACCCGTTCTTTTTATTTGCTCTTCAATATTCAATCCTTTGTTCATCTTAGCATCTTCCGTTGCTTTCCCGGAAAGTGTGCTTACTCCTCCGTTAGTCATTACACTCCAAAGTGACTCGCCGCTAGCTAATCGATTACCTACATCTGCTAATGATGCTACAAAATTGCCTAAGCCATTTAAATTTGCATCAATTTTTTCAGTCATAACAGCCATTATATGATCTTGCTTTTGTTTTAAAGAAATAGATTCGCTTTCTTTCATTAAAGATGCTGCTAAAGCCGCGTCTTTTTGTTTAAGAGTTGCAACATCTGATTCTAAAAGTTTTCCTTCTTTAATAGCTTGTTGTATTCTTTCACCTTCTTTTTCACCTAACATTTTCAATAACTTACCTTGTTGATACATACCATCAACTTCTTCAACACTCATTTTTAAAGCATCTGCTCGTGCTTCTTTTTGCCAATGAGTCATATCCTCCCACTTCAAAGTTTGCTTATCCATTTCATTATACATGAATGTAGCCATATTTGCTAAATCTTTTTGAGTTTTAGCAGTTAGTGACATAAATCTTAACTGATCGTAATTTATAGTCGATCCAGTTAAAGCTCTATCTTCATACTCTTTAGATATTGACGATTCGACATCTAAAAGACCGCTAGCTACTTTAGCCATTGTATCGGCGCTAGTACCTAACAATTTCATTTGCATTGTCGCTTTTACTAACTCTTTAACCGAACCTCTAAACATAGCCAACGTACTCTTTGATATTTTAGATAATTCTGAGACTACAGATTTTAAAGATTGTCGTTTGTCTCCTACTAATCCTAATGAATCATTAACACTTTCTGTAGCTGCCATTACCTCTGCCATACCATGAGATACTTCTCTGGTACCATCTGACAATGCTTGAGTAAATTTTATAGATTTATCAGGATTGAATGCGTCTGCATCAGATAAAGCTAGCATATTTTGGAAATTTGCCGCTTCTTCCGTACTTAATTGCATTCCGTAAGTTAATTGCTGTGCATTAGATATTGCAGTTTTAAATCCTTTTTCATTTACTTGAAGTAATCTAGCATTCATATCGCCGAACGCTTCGCTTACAGTTTTAAGATCTACTACTAACTCCTCTGTTGTAATGCCCATGGCATTCATCTCATGATGCAATTCCTTAGCTCGATCTTTTGATACGTTAAACGCATTTGCGATATTAGTAACTTCTTCATCGACTTTATATGCGATGTCAAATAATTTTTTAAAAATAAGAATAATTGCTACTATAGCAGCTGCAATTAAAAATATAGGATTTGCTAACATAGCAGCTGTAAATGCTCGAGCTCCGGCAATCATAGCGCCAAACATAGAAGACATACCACTTTTACCAGCAGCTGCCGAATCCATTAAAGATTTTGTTATTGCACCTCCTACTTTTTCTTTAAACTCTTTTTGAATTTTGCCAAAACCTAACATTTTTGAAAGAGCTGAACCTCCTGGAATTTTTTTGAATGCATCCATAATGCCATCTCCAAATTCAGTTATTTCATCGGTCATATCTTCAACAGATGTACCAGCCTCTTTTAATTTTTTATTTACTACATCTTGCAATTGAGCAGCTCGTTTTAACTGTTTAGCTTGTGCAATTAATGTTTTTACATTTTGTTTATTAGTCTCTAAAATTCCCGCCGCTTCGCCATTACCATCTTCTAAAAATTTATTTTGCTTTTCGATAAGAGCAGCTTGTGTACTTTCTAATTTATTTAATAGTTCATCAGTTTTTATTTGTTTATATGATAACGATCCTAAATTTTTAGTATTTTCAACGACATCTTCTAAAAGGTCAGCATATGAATCCATTGTATCTTTAACATCTTCTATGTTTTTAAGATATTCTTCGGATTTGTCTGAGGTGTCTTCTAGTACTTTAAATATATTTTTAAAGGAATTTTGTACTTGAGTAGCTGAATTAGATAAATCTTTATAGTATATTGAAGATTCTTTGATAGCGTCGTTAATTTTATCTTGACTATCTTTTTGATTGCTTAATGACTCGTATATTTTTTTAGTAAAATCCAGTACATCTTTATTCGCAACATCAGATGCACGATTAGTTGATTTACTACTAGATTTATTTTTATCTGTTGCCATTAATCTTTATTTAATAAATCCAAGCTCCGCCTTTCATTTTTATTTTTTTACCACTTTTCTCCCATTCAGCTTTTTCTTTTTCGTATCTTTCCATTGCTTTTTGGGACCTTTCATATGCTTGATTTGCATCATCAATAGCTTTGTCTAAAGCTCTTCTAGCGGCAATTACTTCAGGGTCTTTATTTAATTTAGATAATATAGGTTTTAATTTTCTGCCTACTATTAAATTGACAATAGAATCTAATATACCTTCTGATAAAGGTATTTTAGACTCATTTAAAACTTGAGTGGCTTCTTCTTTAATTAAATTAATTAATTGCTTTTTGTTCATGATAAAACCTGTTAATCGTTTATTTAATATAATTATCGATTAACAGGTTTTATTACTATTTTTTAGAATATTCCTGGCCTTTGTACTTTGCTTTTTGTAGGTTGATTCTTTTTAGTCGCTTCTGCTTTTTCAGACAGAACTTTATTAATAGATCTAATGTAAAAATGTCTTAACCAAATTGGCATATCATATACATCGCTCCAATTAAATCCACCTTCACCGTAGTAAATTAAAGAAAATATTTCTTCATGCAGCATGGGCTTATAGTTAAGCCCTAGGCCAAAAAAAGCTCACATCTATCGGTAAATCAATTACATGAGGTTCTCCTGAAGCTTCAGATATAATAGTAACTTTCATATCAATATCTGGGCTTATTTTTTGCATGTATGTTCGTAATTCTCTTGAATCTCTAGCAAATAATTCGTTATCTACAAACTCATTAATATACGGTTGATCTCTGTTACCATCAACTGAAGTAATTATATATTTCAATCTAGTAGTAAACTCTTTATCAATACCAGTGCTTTTAATAATTTTAGCTTGATTTTTTACTGCTTGAGTAATTTGTTTATCTAACCCTTGAGTTACTGATTTAAAAGTAACTGTTCGTTTAGACGCTGGTAAAACAAATTCAAATTCATTAGAATGTGGTGTAATTAACTCCCATGGAATTTCTTTAGGTTCAATAGTCGTTAAATCAATTGACACTTTTATTTTATCTTTACCATCTCCATCCGGATCAACTATCTCAACTTCATAATCTTTACCATATCCTAAAATACGAGCTGCAATCATAATTGCATTTTTATCTCCTAATAGAAGATCATCGTATTTAATAGGTGTAATAATTAACGATTGAAATAATTTATCTAATACAACTCCTTGTTTAATAAGGTTCTGAGAAGTTAAAATGTCTTCTTCTCTAGCAGTCATATATTTCATTTCAATTTTACCTGAAGCTAATGGATGTCCTTCTGGATAAAACAATCCACGAGACGGCAAATCTATAATTTCTGTTGGAAATCTAGTTGCTTTAACTTCTTGTTGTTGATAATTTTGTAGTGCAATCTGCTTTAACTGCTCGTCCGTTAATTCAGGACTATTACCCTTAGGGTAATTTGAATCTAATGTTGCCATAACTATATAGTTTCGTTACTTTATTTATAATAAATATGTAAAATTAATAAATTTAAAGGTCAGCTGCTTTACCTTTGAAAAATATATCAGAATTTTTCAGCCCTTGACTATTTAACCATTTACCTAATTCGTAATTCATATTAGGTATTTTTTGATCATCATTACCACCAGCCTTAAGTTTAGGAAGTATTACTTGATCTATAAATTGTTTTTCTATTTTATCGTCTAATATAATAGATACTTCAGGATCTAATCGAACTGCATTCCAAAAAGGAGCCGTTAACTGCTTAAATTCTGATGATTTAGGATTTTTAAGTTCATCGTTAGACATTGTTTTGCCTAAAGTAAATAAACCTCTAGCTACATCTTTTATATCTCCTATACTACCTATCGCTTCTGCTGCTGCCGTTATTGCAGATACCCCAGTTGCAGTAGCAGCTATAGCTAATCCTACTTTACCTATAGATTTCAACGCATTCATAGCGTCGTTTTTATTTGTTTTTCCTACTACAGCTGCAAACACCTGTTTAACTTCTCCCCATGTAGGAGTATCGTCAGCTTCTTGAAGAAGATTTTCTACTATAGATTTAAGCTTGATCATTAGGAGTTTCAGAAGATTGTTTTAAAACTGATTTAATTTTTGTTATTATTTGGCCGAATTCTTTTTCTGAAATTCCAAATGCAATTGCAATAGCTCCTATTAAAGCTACTCTTTGAGCTGGAGATTTCAAAGCCTTTGCAGCCTCTGGATCTTCTAAAATTGTAATTAATTTAGATCTTAAAGATGAATTTACCGCTTTAACTGCCATATTTAAATTTCTTAAGACAGTTGGATCAGTAATTTTATTGCCATCCGGTCCTACTGGCTCTATATCCGCTTCTGTTAAAGCAGCTTTGACTTCTTCACGGATTAGTTTTCTGAATTCTGATGCTTTCATTATATAATTTATTATTTTGAATCTAAAGTAGGTTTAAGTTCACGTATCAACATACCTAAAGCTTTTTTAGCATTTAGAGACATTGAGGTATATAATTTTGATTTTTGTATGCCAGTCCAATCAGAGATTCCTTGCAAAATAGAATCTTCAATTCCTTCATAAGTATGATCTAACTCTTCTTTAATTGTTTTTTTAATTTCTTGACGAATTAAATTTTGTAATTCTGACCGTTTCATTATATACTTTATTATAAATATTTAATCAGTAAAAAAGACCATATTTCTATGGTCTTTTTGAATGTATTTAATAAGTAACTAGAATTGAAGTACTGCGTAATCGTATTTCAATGTTAATTGAATATTGATAGCATCTTCTGTAGCCCAATCAAAATCGCCAAATGCAGCAGTTCCGATATAAGCTCCTTTCAATGTCCACTCTTCAACTTTATCACCTACTGGTCCTAATGCATTAAAAGTAATGTCTTTCTTATAGAAGTCAGAATAACCATCACGACCTGTTACAGACTCATGAGATAAACGAACCCATTCCATTACTGCTTGTGCTGCTGATGGAACAACTGGATCATATAACGTAATAGATACATCGTCCCAACGACCTTTACCTTTTAATTTTCTTTCTACGTTGATGTGATCTATAACTACATCTCCGAAAGTAATACCAGGACGTCCAGATGCTTTAATTAAGTATGCAGGGATACCTTCGATATACATAATAAATCTGTTAGCTACTTTTGGTTCAAAAGCAGTAAACATAATTTCTTGGGGTGTTAATAATTCAGCCATTATTGATTTGTTTTAAGTAATTTAATATAAATATTGATATTTTCTAAAAAACTAACCAATTACACGTAAATCTGATTCGTGAAAATAAGCTAGTCCTGATTTCATTTTAACCATATAAAATTTTCCAGAAGGAGCTTCATCTTGCACTACACCTATTTTATTATAATCAGCTAATTCAGGTGAAGATATTTTAACTCTTGCTCCTATTTCTAATTTGCCTTCAGTTAAAATTTTTTGAATTTCTTCTTTAATTATTTTATTTAATGCAATTAATCCTTTATTCATGGAATACTTTTATAATAATAAATATCTAGAACTTTAAAAACAAAAGAAAAGGGACTATAAAAATAGCCCCTTTTTTAAATTAATAATTAATAATTGATTACGCTCCTGGGAAAGCAGCACCTGTTGGTAAGATGTTAAAGTCAATTATAATAAACTCCGCTGTTTTAGCTGGTTGCAAATAAATTTGACCATACATAATGTTTCTGTCAATTAAGTCTGGTGTATTATTTGTTTCATCCATTACAACTCGGAATCCATATAAACCTTGGCGTTGCTGAATTGACTCTAAATAAGGATTAACGATATTTAAGAATCTATTTCTTGTAGCCGCTGTATTTTGTTCAAATACTAAATACTTAGTCGCAGATGCGATGTATTTTTTAACTGCAATTAATAAACGACGAACGTTAATTCTATCTAAAGCGGATGGTTTAGCTTGAAGTGTTTTCTGACCCCATACTACAACACCTTGACCAGGGAAAGTAGCGATTGGATTTACACGACCTTCATATAAGTCATCTCTTTCAGCGTGAGTTAATCTTGTATAAGCTTCTAATACCATTGATAAACCACCACGATTTAAACCTGCTGGTGCATACCATTCAGCAGCAACTCTATCATTGAAAGCTAATACTCCAGGAAGAACTACACTTGGTGGAACCCAAACTGGTTTATTAATATTAGCATCAAAGATTTTCACCCAAGGATAATAAGTAGCAGCGTAGTTACTGTCGTAATTACCAGCTTGAGTTGTTGCAGTTGCAATATTAGCAGTAATACCTGCAGCGTCAAATATTAAGAAAGCATCACCGCGATCGTTACATACATCATCAGCTTTTGCAACTACTGCAGAGTGATATTGATCAATAACACCTGGCATTACAATCATATTGATGTCATACTCATCTTGATTAGAAATAACATTTAATGCGTCAGCGTATACTGAATAACCTTCTGCATTGATAGAAGATAAGTCATATCCTTGAGTATTACCTGCAACGATGTCTGTTCCTACTAACACTCTTCTATTTGGATAAATACCATCTTGACCACCTTGAAAAGGTACAACAAATTTACGAGAATCAACTGAAGTGGTAGAACCTAAACCAATTGTTACTGCGCCACCTGGTGCAGATGCATTTTGAGTATAGTTAGATAATAAGAAGTTTGCATTGTTTCCGGTTGTTTGATTAGCTTCTATTGGTAATGCACATAAATAATTCATATTATCTGTGTTGCTGAAGTCAAAGTCAAATCCGTAATGTTTTCTCTTATTATATAATCCGTTAATTGTTTGAGCAGATACATAAGAAGCAGATACTGGTTGAGTGAATCCTGTTGGTAATGGGCTAACTAAAGCTTGGAAACCAAAAGGAACTAACTGAACTGATGTTGCTTTTTTATCAACTGACTCATCCATCTCAACATATATATGTTTAGATTTATTTGGATAGTTACCATTAACGATTACTTTACTACCGTCAAATGATAGATATCTGTCACCAATTCTTCTAGCGATGTAGTTAGGAGAATCTGGATCTAAATTCACGCCATCAAATACTTCTATGATATTTGGACGATTGTCTGAATCGGTTGTAGTGAAAGGAGAACCTTTAGCTGCTAATTTAGTTTGATCTACTGCACGTAAAGTTAAAGTAAATGAACCGTATTCTGAGCCAGGTACTGAACCTGCAGGTTTAATTTGAGAAATAGCAACTTTAAATTGCCAGTTAGAATTTAAACCATCAGAGTGAGTATGTACTTTAAATAACGTAAAGTTTTGAGCGTTAACTGTTTGAGATATAATCCATGGAGTTACCGCTTCACTGTAAGTGCTAAAAGAAAATTTATCAGCGCCAGCTTCTTCAGTTACCATATACATTGAAGCGTCAGCTGCTAATGAAGCAGATGCTGCGTGACCAAAGAATGTATATAAATAAGCAGGATCTACAGAAGTTTTAGGATTTAATGCAAATATTTTGCTTAAATAGTTATCTGATGTTGCACTTAAGCTACAAGAGTAAGCTGCAGCGCCAGATGTATAATCTATTGCATTAGTGAATGTAGATGTATCAACTGTATAAGAACCTGATAATCTTAATACAAATGAACCTGATAAGTTATCTTGCCATTGGCCTGAAGGACGTAAACTACCAGAGTAGTCGATGCGATTTGTAATCGCTTCAAAAGCAAAAGATGAAGATGTTGATGTTGGATTTGTTAATCTAAAAGATTTAAACAATCCAACTGTTGTTCCATCATAAAAATCAGTCGTATCAGATACAACTTGAGACGGATGAAGTAATCCAATGTGTTTTTTACCAAATGAACCTGTAGCAACTAACGCTAATGGAGTGTTCATTGTGTAGCCATTGTCATGTAAGGTACGAATTACTGTTAACGTACCATTGTTTTGCAAATACTCCTTAGCTGCGTAAGGAAGATACAAGTTTGGGTCTGTAGAGCCAAAAATTTGTTCAAATTCTCCGTAGGAAGAAACCATTGTAGGTACTAACGCAGGCCCTTTAATTGTAGGACCGATGAAAGCTGCTCCAATATTAGCAATTCCTTGAGGTAAAAATGACAAATCTTTCTCAACTGTAAAGACGCCAGGACTTACGATTTTTTCGGTAGCCATGTTTTATTGATTTTTGATTTGTGAGTTAAATAATTTCTACTTATAAATATGATACGTAACCTCCAAACCTTATGATACCGCCGGAATAAATTCGCCAGTTTCTAAATTAACTGAACCATTTCCGTATTTTTTTGTAATGTCATCCATTAATTGTCTTTCCATTGCAGTAGTGTCAAAATATGCATTGTTATTATCGCTTTGCATATTTTTTAAAGCGTCTAATCTGCGTTCTGCAACTAGTATTTCTAAATGTAATTGACCTGATTTCTCAGCAATTTCAGAGTATTTAGTAACTAACTCTTGAAATTTTTGAAGTTCTCCTTCTGCTAATTTTGTGTTAGCTGTTGTTGGATTTTGCATTTCCTGTAATTTTGTTTCTAAGTTTGATGTTGTTTCCATAACCGTATTTATAATAAATATCGTATTTTTTCTATAACAACATCTGAAGAAATGTCTTTTGTACATTCAAATTGTTTGTCTGTACCTTTATTAACAGGGCACCAATTCCAATCTCCTGGGTCTAATTTAAATTTATTAAAGCATCCTGAACACTTACCTACTGGAGATGCTATTCGAACATCTGCAGACTCTGTGTAATCTTCAGAAAATCCAGATATCATTACTGTAGGAGTGGTTGTAGCCCAAGCTAACCAAGATAATCCAGAACCTATTCCAATAAATAATTGCGATTCTTCAATACATTCAATTACTTTTTCTATAGGACCTTCAGGTAATTGTGTAATTCCCGTAGGATGTGCATTACCCATATATCCGTCATGCTCTTTGGAAACTAACACAACTTCATAACCTTGATCTTTACAATAATTTACAACATCTTGCCATCCATTAGGATTGTTCCAATATTTAGATTGGCAAGTACTATGTATTGCAATTGCTACTTGCTTTTTCTTTTCAACATTAGGTAATTGTAATTTAGGTTTTGTTTCTACAAAATCTAATCCTAAAATGTCATAGGCTGTTTTTTGTAAATGTTGATCTTTAACTTCTCTAAGATTTTTATTTAAGTCAATTCCGTCGGCTGTATAAAACCAACCTATTACATACATGCTTCGTAAGTCATTAACTACCGCTCCAGGATTAACAAATTTAATATGAGGATAGGTGTATTGAAAGAACTTATTCCAAAATGTAGAGCATATAACATTGCAATTGTGTTTTTTCCTAAAAGCTTCTACTGCAGGGAACCAAGCTAATGTATCTCCTAACGATTTTGAATCTAATGCAATGTATACATTTCTGCCTGATAGTTTAAGAGAATCTTGATATATAATTTCTTTAGTACTTAAATTTTGTACTACAACTTTCCAATTTACAAAATACTGTTTATTAGCGCGCGTCCATTGATTTACTTTAATTACCGTTGAATACTCTACAATGTTAGTATCTTGATTGATAAACGAAACTAAAAACTCTGTATCAATATTATTTTTACATTTTATTTCTACAAACGGTCCGTTAACATAATGATTAACTATTACAATTGGAGCTGGTTTCATATTTTCTAAATTTAATATTTCTCTATCATCGCTAATTTCTATATAATGATGAAAATAATGATCTTCATCTAAATTAAGTGTTGTATTGCTTTCTAATACATTATTTCTATACACTTTAACTTTATATTCATCTTGTTTTTTAATTTGAATTAAAGTAGGAGTATCGACAACTGCATTAAATGATATTGATTTGCCGTTTATTATTATTTCATAGTTACTGGTATGTGCTAGCTCTTTGATGTAGAAAATATCATACTCATCTGTATATTTAAATACATTATACGACATTAAGTCGTTATCAGATAACCCTTGAATAATTAAACTGGTCATAGTGCTTTGATCTATTCTATTACCATATTCAAATACTTTTTCTTTAGGTATTACAAAATGTGGTATTTGAAACTCTCTAAACATATAGGCAATAATATGTTCAATTATATAATTTCCATATTTGTTATGAACGTATTCTTCCACAGAATTAATTTGATCAAATACTCTTAGCGCAGCTTCAATATTCATTGAAAACAATACTGTAAAGTAAGCCTGATGTTCTGGTTCCTCTGGTATTAAATGAAAGTGATAGAATACAGCTTCTTTTTCATCTAACATTTTAGAGTGATTAAGTAAAAACTCTTTATCACCTATGAAGTTATCATAATCTATAAAGTGTAATTTTTTATATCCTTTAATACTATTAATAAATGTAGTTGCATTTTTAAACAATCTCCATACTGCATAAGAGTGATTGAAAGGAAGAGACTGGAACATTTTATAAGATTTGTCTATGGATTCAAACCAAGCTCTAAAATGTAAATCATATTTACGAAAGTCTTTTTGTCGAATTACTAAATCTTCAGAATCGTATACGTAATAGTCGACTAATCGTTGAATGTAATCTTTAACTGGATAGTGGGTTGTTAAACAAATTTTATAACCAAAAGAACGAAGCTGTTTAATGTTTTCAACTAGCAATTGTTCTTTTTCCAAAGTATCTATATACGCAGGAACTATTGCAATTTCATTTTCTATAGGTTTAGGATATAAAATGTCAAAGGCTGTTTTTGCTACATTAGACCAAGAAAATACATTTCGTATTTCTTCAGATTCAATTAAAGCTTTACTTTTTACTTCTGAATAATTTTCATAAGCATAAAGCATTTGTCTTTCTAAATCTTTAAAATCAGGTTCACAATAATTACCTGGAGCATCTATATTAAAAGTGTCTTGTGCAATTGCAGCAGGTCTTTCATCTATAATTGCAACTGGAATTCCTTTACCTTCTGCAAATTCTAATTGGCCTCCCCAGTTAGAATATATTGATGGAATACCAGATGCCATAGCTTCTATTAAAGGTAAATTCCACCCCTCAGAACGTGCGCACGACAGAAATACATCTGCTTGTTGAATCATATTAACGTAGTCTTCTCTAGACGGAAAATGAATAACTTTGACATTATTACGGCCTAGTTTAAAGTGAGTTAATCGCTCTTCGGTTGAGTTCATTCCATCTATAGAATACGGATTATCTGCTAGAAGTAAAAGCTCTACATTGTCATTATCTCCAAATACATTTACAAACGCTTGTACTAACTCTTTAGTAGATTTTCTATAGTCCCATCTACCTGCTATTATAAATTGAAATTTACTTTTGCTTTTTTGTTCTACTGGATGAAATACTTTACCATCGACTCCTTCTGGAACTACTTTAACTTTATGTGCTGGATATCCTTGTGCAATTACACAATCTGATTGCCATTTAGTAGGAACCCATAACTCATCAAACTCTAGTAATTTATTAAAGTATTGCTCTGGATACAATGTAGTTTCCCATACATTATAAGCAATTTTATAACCTGAATATTGATCGTAAAATATATGATGATTTGTTTCACATAAAACTATATGCTTATCTGGAACAAATTGTGGATTGTAAGAGTATATTGGAAAGTCGTTTCTTTTATCATCACCATCATGAAGTATTTGCTGATGTAACATTTTTTTATGTACATCTGTTAAATACGGTTCATCATCATGACAATTTAAACTATATCCTTTCCAAGATTTACCAACTGTATAATTTCTTACTTTTACAGTTGCTAATTTATTTAATTCTGTGAAAAAAGATTGTGCATGATTATTGTAACCAGTTGTGCCTATAAATGAAGTATGTGCTAAAATATTCATAATTAAAGTTGTTCTAATAATTTAGATACATCAAACATTTCATTGACACTGTAATACGGGCATTCATGTGCTACACCTTCAAACGAATAATCAAACAAATACGAGTCTATTAATTTAGTTGTATCTGTCGGTGGATTAGCACTTATATTATTATGCAATACGTAACCGAAATTTTTAGGCGAAGTACCTATCCATAATACAGACGAAGATAAATTTAAAGCTGCTGCTGCGTGTTGCATACAAGAGTCAATTAAAATTCGTTTGTCTGACATTATCAATATTGAAAACAATTCCATCGCTGTCATAGAGTAATTTATAATTTCAGCGTTAGGTAATTGTCTAGAAGACTCTTTGCAAATTTGAATAATATGATGAGAGTCTTTGTATTTATTAGCTATTTGCATTGCTATATCAAACGGAATGTCTCGAGTCCAAGAGTAAGGTAAATTACTACCAACAGGTCCTCCGTTAGTTTGTAAAACTAATATTGGGTTTTCTCTAGACCATTTAGTAGCAGCACGTTGTTGTACTAAATTGAAATTTAAAACTGGTTGCTGATTGTCGTAATCTATTCCTAGCAAATCACACCAATTTTCAATTAAATGCTTTCTACGTAAAATGTGATTGGTTTGAAAATAAGGTTCATGTTTAAATACTATAGTGTCTTTATCTTTAATAAAGTCGTCGTAGAAATACTGAGTATTACCTACTCGATAAACTCTGTATGCAGCTGGATGATTTAAAAATACTTCAGGGTACGAAGCTGCTATTACTATTTTTCTATCAGGATACTTATCTTTTAAAGATCCTATAAGTGCAGTAGCTGCAACGTTTTTACCTAAGCCACCTTCAATATGCCAAACTATATATTTATTTTCTTCCATCATTTAATCCGTATTTTATCCATTTATACCATATACGTTCGTGTATATAATATTGTATAGGTTTGTAAACTAATTCTGCAATTCCAAATGCAGCTCCTACTTTAATACTACCACTAACTAACCACATTATCAAAAACCCTATTGCAGTGCTTATAACTCGATAACTGATTGTTTTAGCAATGTGTCTTTTTCTTTCTACTACCATATTAATCTATTATTATAACATCACCTTTCCAACTAATAGAATTAGCTGTACAACTTAAATGATGTTTATCAACTTCTTCATTTCGATTTGGATCCCATACTAAATCTCTTGTAGTATGAACTGGAATATTACAGATGATATTAGAGCAAACGTGTTCTACTCCATTTATTAATACTCTCCAAAACATATGATTGTCTGTACATAAAGTATTGTATCGTATTTTTATATCAATCATAACTTACCTTCTGCTTTTAATTGCTCACGTATTTTTGTCGCCGATATATCGTGTATTTCTTGAGGTGGTACATGTTCAATTACATCATAACCTACTCCTCTTCCAAATTCAACGCTGCAAATGTCAGGTATAATCATTACTTTAACTCGTCCTATTCTTATCAAGTCCATTAAAGAATTAGATACATTTACTAAAACTTGATGAGCTGAAAAAGGATTCTTTTCATCTACTTGACCATCTCGAATGCAAATTAAAACGTTTTTACCTTCTTCAATTGCCTGTCTAAATAGTGCTTTATGACCATCATGTAGTGGTTGCCATCTTCCGATAAACATTGCATATTGCCCTTCTTTAGGAGGTAAGGATGATTGTACGTGGATTTTTTTACTCCATTGTTCCATAACTAAATTATTTTATTTAAACACTCTTCAATTGAAATGTTTGTTGTATCTACATCTATAAAGTTAGTTGTAGGTGCTTGATAATTTTCAACGTGAAATTGTTCTCTACCTCTAATTTCGGTAGTGTGTACGTAAATTTCTTTTACTGAGTTTTCAAGTTTACTTTTAAACTCTTCTCTTTGATCTTTATAAGGAGACACTAACGAAACGACTACATTACATCCTTTGTTGTGAAGGAAGTGTGCTAGATGTTGTGCTAGTTCAATGTTTTTACGACGACCTACTTCGCTATAATCTTTATTATCAAATATAGCTCTTAGATCGTCGCCATCAATATGAAAATCAAAGTGACTTTTTTCTTTTAATGCAGTTGCTAGAACTGTCTTACCAGCTCCTGGCTGTCCCGTAAACCAATATATCATAACATTGCAATTAAATTAGTCAAAACTATTACCCAAGTAGTTACTATAAACCATACTAACATCTCAGGCGTAAGCTCTTGATACTTTTTTTCTTTCATAACCATTTTTAAATATACTATCCTACGTACGTATGACCTGCTGCGATGCAAGTATTGATGTTTGTAGTTTGAGTTGATGTGCATCCTTCTGCAAACCAAGTCTTACCCATCATTAACTCTAAATGTTCTACATTTCTGCTTACTGCTCCTTTTTTCTTTTCAAGAGTAGCTTCAGTCATTTGAGTACCTGCTATAATACCATTAATTAAATTAACTGAATCAAAAGCAGCTGTAATGTGATTTTGTACTTGTTCTGGGGTTGGTGTATTTTCTGACATACTATTTCCTATTTATAATAAATATTAAACGTAATTAAATCTTTTATAAAACCAATCGTAATGCATTCTTAAACGATCTGCATTGTCTTTACCTAGAATTTCATTGTAATTTTCTTTTACAGGTTTAATTTGTCGTTCAATTTTATGATCTCCAAATATACCATGTATAACATCATTTTCAATAGTCATTTGTTCAATGTTATTGAAATCGTGATTATAATAAGGAAGTTCTAGATAATTGTAAATTCGTTTAAGTTCTTTTTCTGGATTTGTAGTTAAATCTTCAAACTTAACAAAACAAATATTTTTATCAT